GACACGATAAGAAACACTTGATCATCAACAATGCCTTCCAAGGCAGCGAGAAACTGTTTCCCATGCTCAATAAGGACAACAATGTCGACTTGATCCAGGCAATTCCCCTGACGGGCTACACCATCAACACTCTCGGTTTCCGCAAGGACAAATCTGGCGAAAAGACACCAGAAAGCCCGGCTACGCTTCCTTACGAACTGCGTACCGATGGCACCGATGCCCTTGATACATTAATATTAGGCTGTATACTGAAACCGTATGATGATGGCAAGTATATCTATGCGTAAATTTACTTTAAGGGCTAAAAGTAAAATAATGATTGGTAGTGTTTTACTTAGGGTAAAATAATTATTTTTTTTCATTTGGGCGTCTCTCGCCTAAGCTCGACCGTGCTTTCCGTCTCAAACATATTCGACTCACAAGAGGCGGTTTCGTCTCATACTCGACTGCAATCACATGACGCACGCTTCAAGAGTGCCGAAACCGACGGCGGTGCTCCGTTGCACGCGCCACCTCTGAGGAGGTGACCAACGCTCCACTGCGACCTTCTTACGGTATCGGCACCCTTTCCGCTCTCAAAGCCCGTCAGCCTGTCCGTAGAGTCGTGCCGACCCAACGGCCAGTCTGCCGCCGGTGTCAGGGACATGTCGGATTGCTGCGCCAGCTATATTACGCAGGCTCCATGTAGCTGTCGCCTCAACCGACAAGACCCTGCCACCGTACAGGCCGAAGCGGAAGGAAACCCCGAAAAGAAACCTTAGCAGGTATCTTGCCGGGGTTTCCTGTTTTTTGTTCACGCCTAATCGGCGGTTGATTGCACTTCGTGTCTGTTTTTCAGCGGTATCATCTGCCGTCGCAATCCCAGTTCCCTTTCCCGTCGCCTTAACACCTTTTTCCGCTGCAAAGATAGTTGCGCTTACCTCTGCAATGCAAGGGTGGTACAGAGCACACCAATGAAAAATCTCCAGACCTATCGGCTTGTATTTTTCGGTGTGCCCTTGCATTGCTGTAAGCTACTCTCTTTCAGCATCGTAAAAAGGATATACTGCGATTCGGGGGGAACGGATAAAAAAAACGACGGACAGATGATGAATTTCAAAAATAAAAAGGATACCAGCTCAAACGAAAAGAATAGATAAATAACTCAAAATCAACCCAAAATGAAAAACGACAACTATCCCAAAGAAATCGCCCTTGCATTGATTGCAAACACGGTGGAAGACTATGACGACCTGGCAAAGGTGCAAGCCGAAACAGGTGTACCGATGGAAACCCTTGAAGCAATGTTTTACTCAATCATTTAAGCCATGGAAACGCGATATTTTGCAACAGGTAACTATAGAGCCAACCACCGCAACGAGACAGCCCACGCAATGAAAAACGGCGAAAAGTGGGCAATTCGCAAAGCAGCCGCCGAAATGGTCAGGTACATCCCGAGTAATGCGGCACTCGTTCCCATGCCTTCACACTCTGGAGCGGCCACCTATACAAAAGAACTTTGCAGGCTGCTCGCCAAAGAAACCGCCGCCGAGGTTTGCGACTATCTGAAAGGCACACCCCGCGAAACACTCTACAGCCTAAAGAAGCAAGGCCGCAAGCCAAGCCCCAAGAAATTAGGCTTTTACTTATCCCAACCCATCCCAAGCGGAAAACGTGTCATCATTATTGACAATGTTGTGGCCACAGGCACGACAGCAGCCGCAGCCGTCCGCGCCATCGGTGGCGGAATAGTCTTCGCTTATGCCGCCGCGACCAACTCACAAACCCGACCCGATTTAATAAGATTATACCCTAACATTTAAAACCCACAAAACAATGAAACAGACATTTGTAAAAGAGTACACACTCAAGAGCAAACCCACCAACAGAGAAGCAAAACAACTCAAAGACAGCCGCGAAGCCTATGAGGAACTCCGCGCCATCTACGACCCCGAAACGGAAGCCCTGTTTGAATCGTCCTATGTGCTTTATTTGAACCAAGACCAAAGGCTGAAGGGCTACTTGAGGCTAAGCGATGGAGGCTTGACCCATGTGATAGTAGACCCCCGAAAAATAATGATGGGCGCGATTGGTAGCGTTGCCACCTCGATAATACTAAGCCACAACCACCCGAGCGGCAACCCGAGACCCAGCGAGGAAGACCGCCGACTAACTCAAAAATTGCTTGCAGCCTGCAAATTGATGGATATTTGCTTTATTGACCACATCATCATGGGCTCAGACTGTTACTACTCATTTCGTGACCATGGGGAGATGATGTATTGAGCCAAGGCAGACGGAGACAAAGCGCAGGCAATTGCCAGCGCTTTTTTTTGTTCCCATGGAGACCCCAACCCACGGAGACCCTCGCGGCATATTTCGCAAAAAGCCGCCCCCGATTGGGTAAAACTCCGTAGGGCGGCGCAGGGTCTTCCGACAGAAAAAAACTCGCTTCGCTCGTTTTTTGGAATTTAGGAGATTGAAAGTCAGATTTTTGTGGTTTTCAAGATTTGACAGGTTTTATCGCAAAAAAAAATCGCCGCCTGCGGCGTCGCGAGGGACTTGCAGGCGACGATTTTTCTGTCACTCTTACTTGAACGCGGCTGATTACCTTTGCCGAAAATCTTTCAAAATGGAGTACATACGCCAAGGAGTATTGTTCGAAGTGGCTCCCCAACTGGAGGAGTTCAGCATCACTTGGGCTTCGGCTGAAGGCCATTGGGTGCATATCGATAAAGCAGCGTTCACCTCTTTACACTCGGAGGGCGACACCATGAACATCAAGAACCTGACAACGGGCGAACTGGCTAAAGTCATCCTCGACACCATCAAGGAGTTCGCCGGAAAGGAGGTTGTGCTATGACAGACGATGTGATTTGGGTTGGCGAGAACACCGCGCTGATGGAGAAAGCTCATGCCATCCTGATGGTGACCAGCCACAGCCTTTTCGACGAAAAGAACCTCAACATCATCGAGGACGACAATTATCGCGTGGCGCCGTGGGGCTTGCAAAACCTGCTGCCACAGACGGTGATGGACAAGATAGAGAGCGTTGAGATCATCGGGACGAACTCGGACTTCAACGCCCGTGTGTGCTACGGCAACGGTCCGAAGGTGGCCCGACTGATGCGTGACGAGAGTGGAAAGATTCGTGATTGGGCCGAAGTGACGGAAGGCAAGGAATACGACTGGTTCCTCGAAAACAACGTGCCGCAACTCACGCTTGAGATATTGACCGACCTGAGCTATTTCCACAACGCGTTCCCGCTGTTCGTGTTCGACAAAAACTTCACGGGTATCAAGCGGATGCTTCACCGCGAGGCCATGTTTTCGCGTTGGGGCTTGGACGATAAAGACCAAATCAAATGGTTGCTCTATTCCTCGAAGTGGGACAAGTCGCCAGGCAGCATCCCCGACAATGCCGACATCGAGAAATCATACGTCATCGACGAGTTTGCAGCCGTGAAAGACATTAGGACGCAGATGGCGGCAAAGGCTTACAAGCGCGTTTGCATGGCGCTCTACCTGCCCAGTCCAGGACGGCCTTACTACTCGTATCCGAACTGGTATAGCGTGTTCCGCTCGGGCTGGTACGACAACATCGCCGCCATCCCTGAGCTGAAGAAAGCCATCCTCGAACACAACCTCGGCATCCGTTACATCATCTACGCGTCTGACAAATACTTCACCTACCGCGAGCAACAGGCCGGTGTGCCCGCCGACGACATCGCGAAGCGCATAGAGCTGAAGAAAAAGGTGGTGAAGGAGTTGAACGACTTCGCCTGCGGTGCCGAGAACCAAGGTAAGGCGATGACCGTGCTGAAGGAGATGACGGGCAACGGCAACACCGAGGAAAAGTATATCCACATCGAGACCATCAACGATATGGTGAAGGAGGGAGAGTTTTTGACCGACTACGAAACCGTGGCCAACGTCATCAGCTACGCGATGGGCGTTCACCCCTCGCTGATTGGGGCCGTACCTGGCAAGAACAGCAACTCGCTCAGCGGCTCCAACATCCGCGAGATATACCTGATGAAGCAGGCGCAGATGCGGCCTTACATCGACTTGGTGTTGCGCCCGTTCTCGATTGTGAAGCAAATCAATGGCTGGGACAAAGACATCGCCATTGTGCTGCCGGAATACATATTCACTACGCTCGACCAAAACAAGAGCGGCAAACAGGAATCGACTAACACTTACGCACAATGATACTTGACGGAATCAGTGAATTGAGGAAGTTGCTGCCTTCAATCAACCTGCGCGACGACAGCCACCGGCTCGACGATTTCGCCGAGAGGGCTCAGGCTTGGGTGACGGACAACATCATCAGCACGGAATTGGAGGAACTGCTTGAAATAGAAATAGAGGGCAACGACCCTCACCCGCGCCTTCGCCTGCTTGTGAAACGGGTGATTGCCGACAAGGCCTACCTGACGGTGGGCGACGAAATGAACCTGCAACTTGGCGAGGCAGGCATGGTGGTGCAGAACAACCAGTCCATGAGCGCGGCCAGCTCACAACGGCGCGACAACCTGATGGCAAGCCTAAGGGAAAGGCTTGACACCGACTGCGATGCCTTGGTGAACTACCTGACAGCCCACAGCGTCGACCGAGGAGAGACCTATGCGCTTTATCCCGACTGGCGCGGCACGGAGCAATATGCCTACATGGCCATGGCCTTCATGCCGACACTCGGCGAGGTGCGTCGCCACGTGCCGCAAGGCTTGGACTACAAACCGCACTGGGAAACGATGCACAACTGGCGCATGGGCATGAGCACGGCCATGATGGACTTGGCCGCCAGCTACGTTTCGACCGCCGAAATCATCCGCCTGCGCGAACTGTACCGCGACAACGACCTGAACGGCGTACAGCGCGAAGCCATAGAGCGCCTGCGCGACGTGGCTGTGTGTCTCGCCGTGGGCGACCGTCAACGTGCCACGCAAGCCGCCATTCGCGCCCGCGAGGTGATGCTTGGCAGCCTGGATGACTTCACCGAATTTGCGGCATCAAGCTGCGTGAACTTGTCTGGCGTTGACTTCAACGCCGGACACATAGTAGATACGATATGAGTGAGAGGATTGATCTGACGATTCCGACCAGCTGGCATGAGGTGACCCGAGAGCAGCTTGCCATCATCGCCTCGCTGATGAACGAGCAACTGAGCCGCGAGGAAACGCTTTTCGTGCTGTTTTGCCGCTTGGCGGGACTGAAACACGAAGGGATGGGCATGTTTCGTACTGGCGATGGGCAACGCATCAGGCTTGAGACTTGGCAACTGGCGGACTTCTGCAACAGGTTGGCTTTCATCCTTGACACGCTGCCTTGCGACATCGTGAATCCGACCAGGGTGAACCGATATTTAGACGACATCAAGTTTGGGGACTACTTCCATGCCGACGCACTGATGTACAGGTACCGGCTGGAAAACGACCCAAGTTTGGTGTGGAAGGCATTGAACGACTTGGGCGACCACCGCCGTGGCGTGTCGCCGCAATTCGCCAACGAGGTGGCTTTGTGGTGGGCTGGTGTGATGCAATGGTTGAAGGGACAATACCCGCTGGTGCTCGACAGCGAAGGAGGCAGCACCGAAGGCTACGACCCGCTGAAGGCAAGGCAGAACATCATGCTGATGCTGAATAACGACTGCCCGCAGGACAACGAGCGCATCGAGCAAAGCAAGATGCACGATGTGCTGGCCGCCTTGCAGAACAAAATCGAACTCGCCAAGAAACGCGAGGATCAAATGGCCGCCTTGCGGAAAAAAACCTGAAATCCATGAACCACGAGATTCCGACAATATGCCCGGTTTGCGGAGAGGAATACGACGCGCACCTTCACTGGACCATCTGCCCAGTGTGCGGATTCGATCGAGAGAAACTGTCACTGCAACGCCGGAGGCAATTGCCATCTTTGCAACAAAATTCAAAACAATGACAGCATTATTCATCATCTTGGCCGTCGTCCGCCTGGCACAGCTGCTGCTGGTGGGCGCTTTTGCCGCAGGGCACCAATGGTGTCTGACGGCTTTCTTCATCGTCACGGTGATCTTGGCCGTGGCCGACTTGGTGATGTTCATCACGGTACACATCACCAACAAAGAGGTCGAAAGGAGGGAGCCATGAAGGAAACCAAAGTAAAATCACTGAAAAAGGCATTCATCGCTCGCATGGTGTTCGCCTTGGCCGAAATCGAAGACATGGGTGGCTTCTTCGCTTCGGTGCTCATCGCCCAGGCCGCCATTGAGAGCAACTGGGGACGAAGCGCCCTATCGGAAAAGTACAACAACTATTTCGGCATCAAGGCAGGCAAATCTTGGAAAGGACCATCGGTTAATATGAAAACAGGGGAAGTGTATGACGGCAAGCGCGTGACCATCAACAGCAACTTCCGCGTATACGCGTCGTTGGCTGAAAGCATACGCGACCGCAATTGTCTCCTACGAACGACTCGATACAAGACCGTTGAACCCGCCACAACGCCCAGGGCGCAAGCCGAAGCCATCAGGGCATCGGGCTATTGCACGGCCACCAACTATGTCGAATCCATCATGGCGACCATCGCCGCCAACAACCTGACGCAATACGACTGATGAGAAAATCTATTCTGTTCATAATGATATTGGTTTTGGAATGCCTGCTCACCGGCTGCCGTGCGAACTTGGAATCCAAGGTCTCGCAGTCTCGCCAGTATGTCGATGAGATAGGGGTGGTGCTGCGAAGAGTCGATAGCCTGAGCAGCACCATCTCCGAAAAGCAACACATCAAGGTCGAATTTTACCCATTATCGTCTGAATATATCGGTTGGCCAATACCAACATCTGACACCGCCTCCCAAATTGGTCCTACACAACGGAAAGGCCGTCGTGCAGAGGGTGGTGGCGTCGGCTCGTTAAAATCCATCGAAATCACTTCAGAAAGCGAAGCGAACACGCACACCAATACGCTTACCGACAGCACGGCAGTCAAAAAGACCGCCGATGCTGAAACCCGGCAAGGAGAAAAAGCGTCGGAGGCGCGGCAGGACAATGGTACCGTTGCCACGGTGTGCATTGTCTTCGCCGTGGCCGCATTGGCGTACCTATTATTAAAAGCTGCACTGAAACCATGAAGAAATACATCAATCCTGAAAACCAACGCTATGTCTATTACATCCGCGAGACCTTGAACGGCTTCGCCATCCAAGTATTGAACGTGGACCGCGACGAACGCTATCCGCTCACACCTGCCATTGCCTACAAAATCGGCCTCACGTTGCCCGAAGATTTCCGATGTGATGCGAGCGATAAAACCGAGGTCGTCGCCCAACTTGAGCGCCTGGCCAAGGCCAACGGCCTCATTGAAATCGAGTAGTTCCATATTTTCTTTTCGTTGTTTGGATTTTTCCTCCATGCCGTAGGGTGTGGAGGTTTTTTTCGTGATTCAACGAAAAAAATGCACTTTATTTGAAAAAGATCAATTTTTTAATTGCTATTCAAAAAAATAGCATTATCTTTGCATCGTCAAAGAAAGGAACAAAGCCATGAAGTACAACGAACTGGAAAGAAGACTAAGAAACGCAGGGTGTTACGACACCAAAACGACCAGAGCGGGGCATCCGTTATGGTACAGCCCAAAGACAGGCAAATACTTCACAATGAGCCACCACGGTTCGCAGGAAGTTAAGCCAGGAACACTAAAAAGCATAATGAGGGATGCGGGGCTTGAATAAGCCCCACCCCTCAAAGTAGAAAAGAAATCTAAAAACATAGCACTATGAAAAAGAAGGTAATAGCTCACATCGAATGTGGTACCGATGGATGGTATTCGGTGTATCAAAACGAAAATTTGCCCTTCGGCTTTTTCGGCGAAGGCAAGTCTGTAAAAGAGGCGAAGGAAGACTTCCTTGCCGTGTTTGAGGCTATGCGCCAAGACCATCTTGAGCGCACCGGTGAGAATGTGGAGGTTGAATTTGAGTTTGTGTACGATGCTTCGGCCTTCCTTCAATACTACAAAGGCTTGCTGACGCTGGCAGGGTTGTCGCGCATGACGGGCATCAACAAGGCTCAATTGTCGCAATATGTGACGGGCCGCCGCCATCCTTCACCGAAGACCCAGGAGAGAATAAAGGTAAGCGTACAGCAATTTGCGCAAGAATTGAGCCGTGCAATGGCTTGAACACTTTCTTTGACACAGTAGGTGTACTTCAAGAGCATGGCTCAAAACCGAAAAAGTTCCCAATTTGGGAACTTTTTCTTTTTCCTGACATCAGGAAAATGTTTTTTTCCTTTTTTTTTCTTGCACAATCCAAAAAAGCCGTATATTTGCAACGCTATACAGGTGGTTTTGACCATCACGCAGGGGCGGCGGAAACAGCCCAACGACACTTCGCGGGGCTTTTTTAATGCCCTGCCGCCAACATAGAAAGACCTTTGCGGTCGCCCTTTCGTAGATAAGCCCCCTCGTGGTGGACCATCTGTATAGCAGCGAAAGTGGCGACCGCTTTCTTGTTGCCCAAATCTTTAAATGCTATACAGATATGCAAAACTCACAAAAGACAGCCGGAGAGACGGCAAAGTGGAAGCCCCAAATGGTCGGGGCGACAATGGTAATTTTCCGCGATTGCCACGCACGTCACAACATCACCCACCGCAACCTTCAGGAAGAGGACTACGACTGGATCACGCGGCACTGCCAAAAGAACGGATGGATATTCACCATCAGGAAAGGAGGTGCGGCATGAAACGCACAGAAATCATCACCCGCATGTGCGAGATTCGGTCAGGCCTTGCCGACCTCAAGGGACAGGCCGAACAATTGGATGTGGAAATGCAAACCTTGATGGAAGAGATGCAGAAAGAAGAAAATTGACTATCTTTGCGCCATGGGAACACTGATTGGCATCATATTCATCGCCTTGGCATTTGGCTACGCCATCTTCGGAAACGGAAGCCCGCCAAAGGACAACAGCAAAAGGAGCGGCAAAACCTACAGAGGCGGCCCGCCCCCGGTACGATAGGCACGGCCCCGCGTTGTCGCGGGGCCTTTTTTTTGTCACTGCAAAGCCGCCTGCGTAGCATAGATTTGCATAAAAATCGCAAACCTATGCTTACCATCGACTATTTGAAAGCAGTTTTGACCGCGCCGGATGCCAACTTGCCGGCAGTCACCAATGTGGACGAACAGGTGATTGACTCGCCCGACGGCCTCGAAGCCCTTCCCGAGCTTTGCCAACATAAGTCGTTGCCTTTCGTGGTCTTGTTTGAAGATGCGTTCCACTTCGATGACGACGACTACAACGACGTGCCGGTGACGCGCTTCGCACAGAGCATCTACGTGATGCGTATGGCTGATGCCTCCAAGCCGAGTCGACCGTTGGAAAACCAATGCCTTGCCGATGTGGTGCGCATCCGAGCCTTGTTGTTGGCCCGACAGGGCGCAGGCGACCCCGAAATGCAAGGCTGGAACCGCCGCCCGAAGCGCGACTTCGTGCGTGGTGCAGCCAATTATGTGGGCTGGCGACTTAAACTTGATTTCACCGAAAACGACGATTGGACGCTATGACACGCGAAAACAGAAACGAGCCTGTTGAGTTCGAGGTGGACTGGGACGAGTTCGGTCGGATCGTCATCGAGCGTTGGCAAAACAAGCTGCTCGACAAGGACATTTTCGACACGGGGACGCTCTATCGCTCAATCGAATACGGCTATCGTACCATGAATGCCAACAATGTAGCCGTTGGGCGTGGTGCCGGTCGCATACGCACGACCACCGTGCCCGACATGATGTATTTCTCGTTCCCCATGTACGGCATCTATGTTGAAAAGGGTGTTGGACGTGGATACGATCGCGGCAACATGGGCTTGGTGAAGTTTGAAGGCAAAGGCCGTGGTAGAGAGCGGCGTACCTGGTATTTCAGGATTTTCGCCAACCAGCGGCATCGCCTTGGCGAACTGGTAGGCGAAGTGTATGGCCGTCAAGCCATGTCAATGATCCATACGATTGAATCGAGGAGCTTCGCCACTCCGAAGCAACATTACCAATAAAAACAAACCATTATGGCTGACTACAGAGATACCTTTACCAGCGAAATCTACGTGAACCAATCGCAGGCCCAGGACGCCGTCGAAAAGTACACGAAGAAACTTGCCGACCTGAACAAGCAGCTTGCAGAGATTGACAAAAGCGAGGAAGGCTGGGAAAAGAAAGAAAAGAGACTACAGAAACAAATCAAGTCGACGGAAGGATCGCTGAAAAGTGTTCAGGTTGGCGTTGAGAACTACCAAAAGGCGATGAATAGCCTCGATGGGCGTAGCCTCAGCAATCTAATCAAACTGAAGAAACAGTTGAACGCCGAGATTAAGAAACTCGTGCCCGGTACGCAAGAATACATCCGACTAACCGAAGACTACAAAAAGGTTGAAGCCAGGATCAAATCCATTGAAAAGGCCACTAAGCTGATGAATGAAGAAACCAGACGGTCGAAATCCATCGTGGATAGTGCCGTTGGCTTTTTCAATAAGTATTGGAGCATGTTCGACACGTTGACCAGAACCATATCCGGTGTTTCCATGAAGTTCCGCCAATGTGCCGAGGATGCTGCGAAGCTCGATGATGTCTATTCGGATGTGATGAAGACCACGGGCTTACTCCATGAGGAAGTGGAAGGCCTTGACAAAGAATTGATGAAAATCAACACCCGCACCAGCCGCGAGCAACTGCTGTTGCTGGCCCGCGATGCCGGGAAGCTCGGTATTCAAGGCAAGGAACACATTCTCGGCTTTGTCCGTGCCGCGAACCAAATTCAAGTCGCACTCGGTGAGGATTTGGGAGAGGGTGCCATCAAGAACCTTGGCAAGATTGCCGATGTGTTCGGCCTTACCAAGGAGATGGGCATCGAGAAGTCGTTACTATCGATTGCTTCGGCGGTCAATGCCTTGGGTCAGGCATCCACCGCAAGCGAAGCCTATCTGGTTGACTTCACCCAACGCCTTGCAGGTGTTGGAGCGATGGCAGGGCTTTCGGTTCAGGATATTCTCGGCTTCGCCTCCGGACTCGACCAGTCGGCCATGAAGGTGGAGATGGCCGCCACCGCCTTCCAGAAGTTCCTCATGTCAATGTATGAGGAACCCGCCAAGTTCGCAAAATATGCCGGCATGGAGGTGGAAGCCTTCAGTGAATTGCTAAAGACCAACGCCAACGAGGCCATCACCACCGTGATGAAGGCCATGAACGGGCAGGATGGGTTTGCCGCCATGGTGCCCATGTTCAATGCGATTGGCTTGGACGGCGCCCGTGCCGTTGGCGTGCTGTCGGCCATGACAAAGAACCTCGATGCCGTCACCGAAGCACAACGGCTTGCCATCGTGGAGTTTGAAAAGGCAACATCGGTCACCGATGAGTATACGGTGAAAAACAATAACTCGAATGCACAACTTGACAAGGCAAGGATGGGGTTCAAGAATGCCAGTATTGCACTTGGACAAAGCCTCAACCCTGTCTTATTGAAGTCGACCAATGCTATTACATATTTGATTAAGGCACTTGCCACCTACGGCAAGGAAATCAAGGCGGCCATTATCTCCATTGTGGCGTTTACGGCTGCTGTCAAGGCGAAGACCATCGTCACGACTGCCTATAATGCGGTAGTGAAAGCCGGTACTGTGCTGCAGAAGACTTGGCAGACCATTCTGTGGGCCACGCGCACGGCATTCTTCAAGCTGATTGGCGCCACCGAGGCTGCCACTATCGCGCAATCACAACTGAATGCCGTTATGAGCGCTTCGGTGTTCGGCGTGATTGCCATGGCCATAGCCGGAGTAGTGGCAGCGATCGTCCATTACACCAAAGAGGCAAACAAGGCCAACGAGGTAACGGAAAAGATGAACGAGATACAGAAGCGCATCAATTCAGAATATGGCGAAGGTGCCGGCAAGGTGCAAGCCCTCACCAATATCGTTCATAACAACAACCTTGAACTCGACCAACGCCGCCGTGCCTTGGACGAGCTGAAGAAAATCGTGCCTGGCTATCATGCCGACCTCTCCAAGGAAGGCCAACTCATCAACGACAACACCGACGCGCTGAAGGAGTACCTGAAGAACCTCGAAAAGGTGACGAGGCAGAAAATCCTTCAGGAAGAATACGAGAAGGCCGTGTCAGAGGTGATGGAGGCCGAAAAGACACTGGAGGATGCCACCAAGTCCAAAGACGACGCCCTCGTGAATGCTGGCGGCAATACGGCAACAATACGCACTTTCACAATGCAATCATCGGCTGGAGCATATAGCACAAGTGAAGTCACACCGTATGGCAAGGCCTTGAAAGAGGAAACTGCGGCCCAGGAAGACTTGAACCAAAAGAAAGAAATCCAACTTGCAATCGAGCGTCGCATCAACAACGAGCTGGGAATGAAGGCTGGCAGGCTGACGGAAGAGGAAAAGGCCGTCAAGGAGATTAACGACAAGTACAAGCAGCTCTTCAACGAAGCTCGCGAGATGAACCGAGACAACCCTGCCGCTGCCAACGAGAGAATTGAGCAGCTGAAGGAGGAGCAACGTAAGGAGATTGACGAAATACGCAATAACCACGCCGAAAGGCGTACCGTGGAAACAGAAGAAACGGCCACCACCAACGCAATCCTCTCCAAAACCCAATACGACTATCTGAAGACCCGCTACGACGACCTCACCAAGAAGGAAAAGGCGATGGTCGACAAGGAGTATGCCGCCCTGAGCGACGAGGAGTCGAAGGCGCTGGCCAAGCGTTATGCCAGGCTCACCGCCTCCGACCGCAAGGCCGACGATAAACGCTACCAAGAGCGGCTGAAGGCGCTGGAACAACGCCAACGCGAGGAACAAAACCTTATAAATCAGCAATATTTCAACGGTGAGATCAATGCCGAACAACACGAAAAGGCCCTGCGCGACATCACGATGAAATACCTTGTCGAAAAACTTGAACTCGCCAAGGCAAACGGCAAGGATATTACACAGGTTGAAGCGTCAATCCTCAGTGAGCGGATGAAAAACCGCAAGGGCGACTACGACAAAGAGCTGAAACAGCTGGAGGCACGGCAGAGGGAGGAAGAACAGTCTTTGTCGCTCTCGTTGTCGGCACAAGAGATTACCGAAAAGGAATACCATGCGAAGTCGCTCGAATTGAAGATGCGCTATCTGGAAGAAAAGCTGAAGCTGACAATTGAAAGCGGGCAGGATGAAACCGCCGCGCTGCAAGCCATCTTTGATGCTCAGATTGAGGCTGAAAAGGCGGCATACGACGAGATGAAGAAACTGAAGGAGGATGCAAAGAAGGTCATCGCCGGACTGGACCCGTCGTCTGCGCGACAGTCGGAACTGAAATCCGAGCTGGACAAACTCGAAGAACTACACCAGGCCAAATTGCTATCCGAGGAGCAGTACGAAGAAGCCGTCAAGCAGATGCGCAAGAAATACGCCGACGAAGAGATGAACGAAAGGCTTGGTGACATCAAGGACTACCTTGAAAAGGCCAACAAAGCCGCCGAGCTTGCATCCAACTTCGTGACTTCCCTGAAGGAAGCCGAGACCGCACAACTGGAAGCCGAATACCAGGCACAACTGACCGCTGCCGGCGACAACGCTGAGGAACGCGAGGCCATCGAAGCCGAGTACGAGCAGAAGAAGCTCGATCTGCAAAAGAAATATGCTGACACGGAAATGGTGATCAACATCGCAAAGGCTATTTCCGCCGGTGCCTTGGCGGCCGTCGAAGCTTTTGCCGCTGCCGGAAACCCGATACTTGGTGCCGTGTTTGCCGCTATCGTGGCCGCTACAACTGCCTTGGAGGTGGCCACGATTATCAAGCAGCGCAACGCCATCAAAAATGCTTCGGCCAGCGGTGGCGGTGGTGTGGCTTCAGCACCTTCAACGGGCACACGCGCCATCACCGGCCATGCTGAAGGCGGTTTCACCGAAAACCACACGACACTTTCCACCGTTGGCGAGGAAGGTGTCGAGTGGATTGCCCCGCATTGGATGGTGCGCGACAACCCGACCACCTTCGCGGACCTCGAACAATATCGCAAGACGGGCAGCCACGGACGGAGCGGCTCCATCAGCCGTGGCTTCGCCGATGGTGGCTTCACGGGTGACATGCCTAAAGGAATGTCAGGTGGATTTACCACCGCCGACATTGAGGCCGCTGTGGAGGCTGCCATAATAAAGAGCATGGCCACGGGTGCCATCAGAGCCTACCTTGTGCGCAAAGACCTCATTGAACTCGACAACCAAACCAACCGATTCAAAGACATTACTTCACGATGAACATCACTACTGAAAACGGACAACTCGACCTGCCACGCGATTTCGCGTTGACGATGGAACGCACCAACCCCTTGCTCAGTGACCAAGGAGATGCCAGCATTCCCGCAACGCTGCCATCATCAACCAAGAATCTCAATGCCCTTGGCCATCGTGAACGCATCGACCGAGCCGAGAAATACATCAACAAGGTGGATGCAATTCTCGAAGTCGGCCCGGTTTGCAAACGGGGTCAGTTGGTGGTTGACACCATGCACCGCACCGATGGCATCGATGCCTCGTTTGCCATCGACAACAGCGACCTCTATTCCAAATCTAAAAAGAAAACCTTGAAGGAAATCTTCGCGGATGAAAGCGTCACCTTCGAGAGGGCAGATAAAGTCGCTGACCACTTGCAGGGTATCTACGAAGGCCAAGTGACGGATGATTATGTCATATTCCCAGTCGCCGTTGCGCCTTACGAAGTGGATGCAGGCCACGGAAACAAGACCAAAATCTATCAGTACAACAACGAAGTGGATGCCGGTCAAGCACTCGTTTGGCAAGCGCGATATGTCCACGAAGGCGATGTGGACCAAATGTCGGTGCCCGACTGTTATGGCCTCGCACCCTTCCTGAAGTTGTCGCGCCTGGTCGAATTGCTGTTTGAGTTGCTTGGCTATGAGATGACATCCAACTGCCTTGCCGAATGGCCATTCCAACGCATGGTGATTGTCCACAACTGCTCCGACTGCTTTTGCAACCCGACATTCACCCTTTATTATAAAGACCTCGTGCCGAGTTGTACACTGAGCGACTTACTAACCTGGCTGAACAACAAATTCCATGTGCAGCCGGTTGTGGACTCTGAAACCCGCCATGTGAAGATTGTGGCCATGGAAAAGATGTTGACCTTGGATGCCGACCTCGACATCACACAGCTCGTTGAGGGCGATTTCAAGGTGCAACTCAACCCGACCAAGCGCATTGTGATGTCGCCGACCAACAAAATCGAAGGCACCGATCCAGCCGCCGCCACCTTTGACAAGCTGATTGAGAAATATGGCAACTTCGACTATGTGAACGAGTTGGAGTTCCAACAATACCCAACGGCTAACCCACCGACAAACGCGCCGTTGATACTTCGCCGTGCTACAGGTCAGTTTTACGCCGTTGAATACGACACCACCAATGCCCGGTATGCAACAAAGCTGCTGGGCACAAACCACTTCACCTACGACCGCAACAACAGCGACGACACCGAAGAGTTCAGCCAAGGCGACAGCATCCCGTTGATGCTCGTGGAAGGGAAAATGCAGACGACGCCTTTCATCGGCGACCGTCTCCACGCCCACACATCCTACAATGGCTCAACTGCTGACGATAATCAAGACATCATTGTCGTTCAAGCAGTGACCGACAGCCATTTTGTCTATCAAACGACGGGCACGACGCAGCCGGTTATCCCATACGCACAACCCCAAGATGGTAAGTATTTCTTTGAGTTGGGCATTGGTGTGTGCCCTTACGACCTCTACGAGCCGTGCTGGCAACGCTACAACAATCTGCTGCTTAACCATCCAACCCACATGAGCAGTCGCGTAGACTACAGCATTGGTCAGATACTGGCCATGGACATGACCAGGCTGAAACACTGCCTCGGGCAAAAACTGTTGCCCATCACCGCTTCGGCCACGATAGGACCGAAGCCGGTTCTGACGGAGGCAGAGTTTTTGTTGGTGAAATCCTTCATCGATGGCATCGAAGACACAGCCATTGTGCCGATCTCGCAAACGAATCTCGTTTGGGAGATTACGGACGACATCATGACCGTTTTGCAAGCACTTTGGACTTCAATGGGCGGAGGCCTGAACTTTGGCGACATTGACATTCCCGACATGACCTTTGGTGTGGCATCACACTGGATTGAATATGGCAGCTATTCTGTACAATACCTTGGAGACAACCTGCAACCAGGAATCCCCGAGCAGATTGGAGAGGTGAAGCATCTTACCCGTCAGGCGAACATCACCATCTACTTCAGAGAAATCATCGAGTGGCAACCGGAATACACGCCGCAGATGCAGGAGTTTGAGGGTAGCAACCAGTTCACCAATGTCACCGTCACCTTCACTTTCACCGCCGTTCAGCCTTGATATTTGTCACTCCATTCTTTAACCGCTGAATTATTTTTGCCGACATGAATATCAACCAATTCAGTCAGAAGCCAGTGGCAGGTCGAACCTACGCCAAAAACGAGGTGCCTGCCTTCGTCATCACAACGCCATCGACGCTGCTTGCCGTGCTGACCGTGGGCAGCGAAACCGTGTATCAAGGAAGCTATTCGCCCGATTTCAGCGGGCAAATCTCCATTGATTTCAGCGGCTTGTATGACAAATACCTTGAAACACAGATACCTTCGTCGCTCGGCGACCTAATCACTCACACCGACTATCGCCGTCAATTCACGGCCACTTTCTATGTCCTGGTTGGCGAAGATGTGTCGGGCGACCCTGCAACGCTGTCATGGTATGTGGCCAACGCCCGACTGAAGTCGGCGATGGCTTTTATGAATTGGAGCGGACAAAACTTTCTCACCAACCAGCCTATTGAGAAGGTGACCAACTACGAGTCGCCGGAATGGTTGACTTGGCTCGAACTTTCGGGTGGGTCAACGCTGGTTGCACGCTTCTATCCCAAGACGGGAGACCACCTCGATGTTACGGTATGCACCACAAGCAACGATGGTTGCTTTAGTGCAAATGTGCGTTACAGCCGACTCATTGGCATGGCCAATGTGTTGAGCAACCGCCTTAAGGGATATTACGATCTCGTCCTTTACAATGTCAAGGACGAGGAAGTGTGCCGCCAACGCTTCATCTATGAGGAACGGTCGGGTAGGGAGAAATACTTCTGCTTCGTAAACGCCCTTGGCGGCATCGACACGCTGATCTGCGACGGCGAAAATGTGTTGCAGCCCGAAACCACGCACAACATCGGTCGTTTCGCCAACCGCTATCGCGCCCTTGACGATACCGACGACCAACGCAAATGGACGCAGAACACCGGAATGATGCCGAACAAATACCGCAACTGGGTGTATGAGCTGCTGACCGAAAAGCAGGGAGCAGAGAAATACGATCCTGCGGCGATGGACTACTATGAAATCGTTGTGGACACCTCCGAAATCGCCATGGGCGACTTCGGTCAGTTGGCCGCGGCTTCATTCGGATACATCCTCAACGAAACCGTGAATGTGATGCTCGACACCGAGAGGGCTGTTGACCGTTCGTTGCACCAAAGCGTTGCCGATGAATCCGAAGACCTTGAGGACCTTACCACCGAAAAAGTGGCGGTGTTCGAGGATGATGGCCAAGGCAACTACACCACCGAAGAGATTGAGGTGCCAGCGCCCAAAGTCTATGTGACCGACCCGCGTACCTTTGAAACAGCAAGCGAGTTGCCTATTTATTATTTCCTCAACGGAAGCCAGTCGGCATCGGGCAGCTTCACACCCGGTGTCGATGCCAATCCGTATATCATCGACAAGAAAGAGGATGCCACCATCCGTTTTGCAACGCAGAACGCAAATGTCGCGACACTCATCATCAATTATTACCCAAACGCAAACATTTAAGCCATGGGAAAGATCATCAAACACAGCGTCATCGAGAATGTCCCGTTTTGGATTTTGTCAGGGGTGGCCCTCATTATAGGCATCATCGCCTTCTTTCTGCCACCGATGGGAGACATTAAGCCTAACGCGCTGAAATTCATCAGTTGGATTTTCGCCTTCACCGCATTGTGGACCGTGTTCGCCGCCATGATGCGTGGCATCGACGCACGTATCCAACACGGGAAAACGAGCCTCACAGTGGGCAATCTCGATGGGAAAGAAACCGAGCAACAACCCGAAGACGAAGAGGAGGTGACAAATGAATGACATCAGCTTCAAACTTGGCTCCGTGAACCCTTCTGGCATCAGCGATGCGGTGTTTTATATACCGAAACACTACATCCGCCGTTGGCCGACCATCGAGGACGCTTTTGAGGCCTTGATGGAAGGCCGCTATGCCGAATATGACGGCGACTTTGAATTGCAGCCTGGCTGCTGGTGGAACCGTTTCTACTCCACGCAAGGCAAGGGCAAGATTGATTGGGATTACCAAGGCGAGACCGACTGCAAGGTGGTGGTGAACCATGCCTCGCTGTCGTATCCAAAGCTTGCCAACGAAGTGCGCGCTTTCGCCAAGTTCGCCAGCAACGGCGATTTCGTTTTCTGCATCAAGCACGATGGCAAGTACTACATCATCGGAAACCGTGACTACCGAGCCACAATCACGCCTAACGGCGACTCGGGCGACTCGCCTGGATCGGCCAAGGGTGTCACGATGGACATCCAGTGCCCCGACGCCACGCCAGTGCCCACCTATAAGGGCAAGATTGTGTTGTCCGACGGCATCCTGGACTGCAACACAGACTCATTCATAAACTACGAAGATATGAACACAAACAGGATTCAAGACTACACGAAGCAAATCGAAGGCAATAGCGTTCGGTTTGAGGCCCTCGGCAAAGAGGGCAGGGTCCATCTCGAAGGCTCAGGCCCCATCGTGATGGAGGTGAGCGTCGACGGCGTGAACTACGACACCGTGGAACACGAAGTCGAGTTTTCGAACGGAGTGGCCATCGCGCCGTTCGACTTCTACCTGGGCGACCACGTCCGGATCAGTGCGACGACCTTGACGATGGTCAAGGTGAACTACAACGACCTTAAAACGAACTGACCATGAGCAAAGGCTATCAATCGAAAAAAGGATTCAACGCCACGCTGCGCCACAGCGGCAGCGGCGGCAGCTTCAATCCCAGCGGAAGCTACGAAGACCTCATCGCCGGCGACCTCGTTTCAATGAACGACCGCGTGACGGTGGCCTCGAAGTTCGTCATCCGCACCACTGCGGGCGACGAGAGCATCGACAGCGGCAAGGACGCGCTGCTGCTTGAGGTGGTGGGCGGCACCGACGACAACGGCACGCCGTTCAAGATCCATTCGTTGCAATGGAACGGCGCCAACCAGCTGAACCCACAAAGGTTCATTGAGGCATTACCCAATAGAGGAATATTACGGGAAGATATTCCAATGCCTGGTTTTTATAATGATGATACAGGAGAGATTGTTGCGCCAGGCATGGCGAAACGCTGCTACATCATCCGCTGCCCGAAATGCGAGGCAGGGGAGTGGGGCACGGCCGAAAAGAACAACGGCTACCTGCTGACCGACCGCAAGGGGAACAACCTGCATGTGGGCGACGGCACCATCCTGGGCGTTTGGCACTGCGCCACGCTTCCCGCCATAGGCAGCGAGGTGACGGAAGTGGAAAGCCACACCTTCGATGGCCACGACGAGGTGTTCTACCTGCCCGATGAAGGCTACCTGCTCATTGGCATGGCGGGCGAGACTGACGCATCAGGCATCTCGGCACACCTTGCATGGAGCAAAGACTACAACGTGTTCCGCGAATTCAAAGCCCCGGTCAGCCTTGTCGTGGCCGTGAGCGAACTGACGGCGAAGTTCGACACCGAGAGCATCGACGGCAACACCTGCCTCGTGCTTCGCGGCATAGAGAGCGGCAATGGCGGCAGTTACGACCGTATCGTCATCTACGCCGATGGCGGCGGCATCTACGAGCATAACAATGCACAAAAGCTATTGACGGAGCTCGCATGGGCTGAAACGGAAATCGAGGGCGAGATAGTGGAAGGCGAAGGCGAGGCCACAAATGGCTACCGCTACACGGCTTCGTTGCCGACCTCTGGCACCTACGCAGCCCTTCGCGATGGCCTCATCCGCTCGGACATGGAAGGCATGACCCTCGACGGGCTGACGCTCGTCTACGACAGCGCGGAGCAAATCAGCCCCGCCACCGCCTTCGCGGGCAAATACGTCGACTACCAGATGGCAACGCCCATCACCGGCACACACGACATCGACCCGACAGGCAAACCCGCCGACGACATGGGCACTGAAGAGGTGGTGGGAGGCGACGCGGCCACGGGCACCATCGTGATCAGCTACATGCGCGGCTTCAAGGACACGATGAGGGCCTTGGCCAACGCCTTCAAGGACCTGAAGGATCAGTTTGAGGAGAGCGAGTACGCCAAGCCGCTCTACTTCGTGGGCGCATGGCTCGACAACGCCCACACCGCCAGCCCCGCCGACCAGGACAACCCCGACGCCTTGGCCGTCATGGGCAATCGGGAGTGGGCCTTGGACTGGCGGCCCGGGCTGGTCGACATGACCGCCGTGGAGGGCGAGACCGTCAAGACCGGCAAGGAACTGCGGAAAAACAACTGGCTGCGCGACGTCTACGGCAACTTCGCGCCTGTGGTGGGCATCACCGTGGCGATGCGCGACGAGTGCATGGCCAACGCGCTCTACACCGACGCGGCCTGCACCGAGCAATACTGCGCTGCCGGAGCCTTCGACCCCGTGGCGTTCCTGAAGCTGTGCTCGATCGAGACGGTGGACGGCGTGAAACGGATGACGCATCCGACGCTCTACAAGGCCGTGGACACCGAGGTGGGCCACTACCTGAAGCCGTGGGAGACCACCGAGACTAAATACGGCGTCTTCGTGGGCCGCAAAGACGAGGTTTACCTTTTGGACAACGCAGTCGGAGCCAGCGGCAAGGAATGGAACGGCATCCTGGGCGTAAACGCCAACGTGTGGGACGGCATGGACGTGAAGACCTACGCGCTGAAGCCCACGGGCATCTGCCCCTCGCCCCCGACGAGCATCGTCGAGGACGGCTTGAACAAGCTGCGCCCGTTCTTCTTCAACTACCCCGCCGCTGACACCTACTCGAAGGGCAACGCCGGAGCCTCGGGCTGCACGATGTTCCGTGAGAACGGCCACTACCGCACCAACAACATCAGCCAGATTGGTACGATGACCAGGGCACGCAACAACAACCACGACACCACTTCGCCGTTGCCCGTGTCCGAAGGCGGCTACCACGCCAGGAACACCTTCCTTCGCTGCGTGGAGACGGCCTTTGGGACGAAGAATCTGTGCATTGCATCGAGATTCGGCAGCGGCGTGTCGAGCGTCGACGCATGCAACAGCGAGGCCACATGGAAAGCCAACGGCGGCATGCGCTACAAGGCCGTTGGCTCGGACGTTTGGGCCTATCGTGCATTCTCGGCCAATCCCGCCATCTACTATGGCACGGGCGAAACAAAGAGCACGACCAACGCGAGCAACTGGCTGAGCAGCTACGGCCCTCTGAGCAAGACCCTCGAAGCCCAGATTGCGGTGTCGTTCGCTGTGGAGTTCGGCATTGCGGCAGGCGAGCGTTTCCTTTTCAACGGCCAAGAATGGCGTTACGAGAACCCGACCCAGACGGGCACGTTCGCGCCGAAGACCGTGGCCGATGGCGAGATGAACTGCCGTGTGTACAAGATTGTGACAGGCACGTTCACGGGCTATGCCAGTGCAAGCGCGACGGAGACGACCGACTACGAGATAGAGGTTTGCGTCCGTACGGGCCTGATGCTTGGCTGCGACATGAGTGGCGACGGCGGCCCCTATTGGGGCGGTGGCTGCGAGATTGTGGGCCAATGCGAGACCTCGCCTGCATCGGGCAGCTTCGGACACGAGCTGAAGGTGTACGTGGAACCCGAACAGGAACAATGGGTGAATGAAAGCAGATACGCCATCAACATCGGTGAGAAGTATGCCTTCGAGGACAAATACGCGCTGGCGGGCAGCATCGTCACGGTGGCCAACGGCTATGCCCGTCGCCGACTGCCCCACACGCCGTTGCCGGCAGCCTTGGGTGCATCTTACCAGAAAGGCGATTGCGGCTACTGCTACGTGCAAAACAACTGGGGCTCGGCAGGCAAGAAGACGCGAGTCGGTGTCCGTTTAGGCAACTACGCGTACAACAGCAATCTGTCGGCGCGGTTTCTGAATGCGAATTACTCCGCTGGCGTTACGAACGCGTCCTATTGCGGTTCTGCTCAAGTTCGATGGAGACTGCAATAGGGTGCAACCCCGTGCAACGGCTGCAAGGGCCATGCAATGGCCCGCCCACACAACCGCCCTATGGGGCGGTTTTTTTTTGTTTTTGAAAAAGGAAAAACGCTATTTTTGCCGCGTCGTAGCGTCCAAGTCCGGCATAGTGACCGAGACCTCCGAAGGCGCGAGGACAAAGTTCCCTCCTTAATGTGGAACGAGGGTGATGGGCGAGTCGGTGTCCGTTTAGGCAACAACGCGAACAACAGCAATCTGTCGGCGCGGTATCTGAATGCGAATAACTCCGCTGGCAATACGAACACGTACTATTGCAGTTCTGCTAAAGTATGAGCAAAAGAAGAAATAATGCGCCCGTCACCCGTGCCCGGAAGCGGCAGACATATAAGACCAGCCGGTGAACCTGCGGGTGGAGGCCGGTGACAAGGCTTGGCTGAGATGCCACGTTCTTGCCGACTGCTCAAACTTGAATTTGAGTGTTATGAATGTGACGGAAGAAAAGGTGCTCCAGGCTATGAAGAAAGCAGCCGAAGGGCACAGCAACCAGAAGGAAGTGGAGAGGATGATGGCCAATCGCAAGACCTATTCCCAAATGGTGATTACCAGCATTAAGACTGGTGAGTACATAAACCACTTGGAGTATAGGCCATTGGAGAAAACCAACAACGGAAAAATAAGAAAGATTGACTCTCCTTTCCTCTTCACTTTCGTCCTCCAGCATCTTTTCTTGGTTTTAGCCAGGCCCCTTTACCAGAGACACGACAACTATAATTGCCTGCATTGCAAACCAGAATGCGGCATAACAGCAAAAGACCCAACAAAATCCGTAATACACAAGATGAAGCACACCATATATGACAAACTTCATCTTCATTATGGGGTCATCATTGACGAAAGGCAATGCTACCAACACCACAGGCCAAAGGTATTCAGGAGAGAGATGAGACGGATCACCAGCGACCGCGAATTGATCGAGTTCGGCATAAATGTGTGTTTCTACAAGAACCGGCTGCCGATAGGAACGCCAACATCATCTTTCGTCCACGATGTCATCATGCTTGATTTCGACCATTGGATGAAACAGGCGACACGGTTCTCAATAAGAGTGGCGGATGACAACTTCGGGGCAGTTTTTGACAAAGAAGAAGCAAGCCAGCTGAAATGGAGAATTCAAAACTTTTGGTGGTACCGATACCAGATCAGGGCGAAGGTGGCGACAATACGTATCATAAACCTTGACGAGGAGTTTGTGTCATTTAGCGGCTACGTCATAAAAAGGAATGGCCGGGGGATAGCAGAGCACGACAAAGGATATACGAGAATAAGAGACAATATCCGTTCAGCTGCCTCCAGATGCAAGAAAGACGAGTCGTGGTCTGCTTATTATGGAATACTCAGCAAAGGGGACTGCTACGCCCTTATGCAAAAAATAGAACAGAAAATGAAACTCAGAGAATTAACGCAGAAAATCAGAATCAACAGGAGCCTTGACGCTCCCAATGTGAACCCAAAAGACCTGGCGGGGAAACAGTTCACTATCTATGACTATGACATCAAAAGCGACAACAAGGGAACGCCGAACTGGATCAAGTGTCTCATCGGTATCGAGGAAAAGGACGAGGAGGGCAACCCGACAGGAAGGATGAAGGCTTTCGAGTTCCACGGCTCGTACATGTACATCGTGGAGTTTATGACGATGGCAGAGCGCACTTTTGGGAAAAAGAACATGCTACCCTTGGAGGAGATGGAGATTGAGAACCAATGCGGCTACATCTTCAAGGGGTCGACCAACCAATTGGAGTATATAAAATAAGGTGAGGGCGTCCCGGCCAAGGCCGTCGGGCTAATCCGTTCAGACATATTCGACTCACAAGAGGCGGTTTCGTCTCATACTCACTGCTATCCCATGACGCGGTTAGAAATGGATGACGGCGCACTTTCGGCGTATATCCTCTGCCTTTGACTTGCTGACATACTTTTGTGTCATTTCGAGACTATGGTGGTCGGCAAGTTCCTGGACCATCTTCGCCGGTGCCCCAGCCTCAAGCATTTCCGTGATGCCAGTGTCCTTTAGGCTGTAATACTTGTAACACATTGGCAGACCTAATGCCTTACGAATGTTTGACCATGTGCGCCCCGTGTCGCGTGTGGTCAACATTTTTGTGCCTGGTTGGTAGTTTGTGGAAAACAGGTATTGGTTTGACAACGCACTTTTGATGTGGTCGGCCATCAGGATGGCTATCTCCATCGGCATGGAGATTTGACGCTCACAGTGGTTTTTTGCTACCTCAGCTGGTATGATGATAAGATTGTTTTTCATGCTAATATAGGACACCTTCAGCATGAGCAATTCCTTCGGACGGATAAGACAATGGTAGGTGAGGAGGCAAATGAGCCAATACCCATCCATGCCTTCACGATGAAGGTAGTCCATCACTTTCTCACGCACCTCGGGAGGAATGACCGTTCGTGACTTTTCATCCACACGTTTCAGCTTGATGGAGGCAAATGGATTCTCCTTGGCCAATCCCTTATCTACGCAGAAGTTGAAGAACTGGCCCATGAAACGTACATAATTGTTATAGGTCTTGGCAGACACATCACGGTTTTCAATGTGAATCATATACCGCTGTGCCGACTGACGACAGAACTCATAGATGGGTTTGTCGGCCATTTTATATAAGGTGCAAAATTCGAGGAAGGCTTTCGTCATACTATCATAACTTCTCAGGCTGTCAGGGCGAAGACCTGCATACGACTTCTTATAGAGCCGTATCGCTTCGGCAACAGTGACAACTTTTGAAAACCCCGACTTTTCAATAATCGGATTCCAGCCCTCATATAGCTGCTTGTTGATTTGCTGCACCATGATCCGTCCGTATTTCATTCGTTCCCGTTTGTCGTGGATATGGTTCAACTTCATGCGCTGCCGTTCAAGCAGACCAGTGGAAGGATTCTTTGCGTAGAAAACGATTGTGGTGCCGGAAGCGTTGTCGTGGATTTCGGCTGGTCGGAAATCGACGAAGATTTGGGATGACATTTTTTTTATTCCTTTCCATTTTTCTTGCGAAAAACCGTGACAAGGAATTGAACTACTGACCCGATTTTGACACGGCAAGTTTTTGAAATCTTTGTAAATTGCTGATGTTCAAAAACTTGCCGAGAATTTGCGGAGAGAAAGGGATTCGAACCCTTGGAACGCAAAGCGTTCAACGGTTTTCGAGACCGCCCCGATCGACCACTCCGGCATCTCTCCTAGGGTTTCGGTTGTGGATTTTCTCCACCTTGCGGAGACAGAGGGATTCGAACCCCCGAAGCCTTTCGGCTTAACGGTTTTCAAGACCGCCGCTATCGACCACTCAGCCATATCTCCGCTGCAAAAGTACAACTTTTTTCATTTGCCCAATGCAGTTGCCAGAAAAAAAAGTTTTTTTGATGCTTTTGTATTGATTTTATATGTTGATAATCAATGGATTGTAAAATAAAGACTTTTCTTCCTGTCTTTTTGGTGCCCATCTTTTCTTTTCCCGTTTCGATGAAAACACTATCTTTGCAAGGCTTAACGACGATACTGAAATGAGGAATCGCTGCATGTTTTTGGTTGCTGTGCTGCTCTCGGCGGCGCTTCTCTGGGCTTGCTCAAGGGACCGTTCGCCCTTCACGCCCGATACAGCCCCACGCCATTTCAACGAACTGAGGGCCTTGGAATCGCTGCTGGAGACCGATCCCGCTCAGGCTGCCTTCAGCGTCGAAGGCTTGTTGGAAGCCGCTTTGGAGGCGCCTTTCACAACGCTTGACTCCATCGAGTTGGATTTGCGCGTCGTTCAGATGCAGTACAAAAACCGTTGGCTTGACGAAAATAGTCCTGAACTGGCACCAGTCGTTGCCTTCTACGATAGCCTGGCAGCCCTTTATC